CTACCGGCCAACCGTCTGGGCGAGAATCACACCGTATTGTGCGGGATCGAGCCCCAGCAACTCCAACAGCGCCTCTTCCTTGAAGCTGCCCCGTGTAATGGCCTTCAGACCGTTTCCGGCGGCATAAAGGTTCACGTTCTCCGTATATCCGCCCGCATCGGCCGCGCACCAGAAACGGATGCGGTCCACCGGCTGATTCCGGTCCGCATAAACGCTGTAATCGGCCACATACACCAAATTGAGCGGCGCAGTGTAAGCGAAATCCTGCATCGCGGTAAGCTCCCGACGATCTCCTTCGATGACCCGATTCAATACATTCGCTTTCGAATCGTAACGATACACACCTTCAGGCAGGAAAGCATAGACCCGAATGGGATAGAGCGCCATAGCCGAAGGCGCGGTAAGATGCCCATCCTCCCGGTTTACCCCGGCAGCAGCCCACAGTACACCCGAAAGTTCCTCCAGAGAGAGCATCTCCGGAGAAAAGTCGCGCGACGAGCTGCGCGCCGCAAGCGCTTCGTTGATAGTCAGTCCCATCTTGGGATCCGGCGTCTTCAATTCGATCCGCTCGCCCATTTCGACGGGCGTACGGACACTCTGCTTCACTCCGGTACCGCAGGCTGTCAATGCAACCAGCGCACACATCATCAAACTGCTTGTTTTCATAATCTTTACAGTTTTTACAAAAATAACCAAAATCCTGAATTTCCGGTATCCTGGCCGAAAAAATTTTCCGATATTCCGGCCTGCCGTTCCTGAAATGAAAGTCTGAGATGGAAAATATTCGGTCGTTTTTTTGGTTTTCAGGAAATAATATCTATCTTTGCACCACGATTCGAAACCCACACGAGTTTCAGTCGATGATGGTGCCATAGCTCAGTTGGTAGAGCAAAGGACTGAAAATCCTTGTGTCCCTGGTTCGATTCCCGGTGGCACCACACAGAAAACCAGTCACTTACAGCCCTGTAGGTGACTGGTTTGTTTTTAGTCGGGCACACAATTTAGACACAAACCCAATCTAATTTCCCATTGCGGGATACCTCTCCTTCTTGCACTATTTTTCGCACTTTTTGGAATGAATCATTTCAATAAAGCTATTTTCCGACAGTGAGAATTGCTCTCCTCTTTTTTTAACGAATTTTTCCTTAAAATAATTTGCATAATGTGCCGAACATACTGACTTTTGTCGCAGAGGCTGTGAAGTCGCAGCCCACCAGTTGCAGAACGATATAACCTTCATGTAATTGTTAGTGGGTCTGTTGGCGTCGGCTGACAGACCTTTTTTGTGCGAATATGATGATTTATTCGAAACCATATAGAACGAAAAAACATGAAAGAGAAAATTCTCGTAGCGCTGAAAACCAAGTATTCTAATTTGGGGTTCGGAGCGAAGGCTCTCGACGGAGTAGCCTCCATTTTGGAAAAATCCGTCACCGATGAATCGCAAATTGAAACCGCAGTCAGCGGGGTCGAACCTTTCCTTAAAGTTTTCCAGTCTGACGCTGATCGTGCACGCACCGAGTACAACGCACTGAAAGGACTGTATGACGAACTCAAGGCAAAGAGTGAGGCATCTCCTGCAAATGGGGGCGGGCAGGGCAAAAAAAACGAACCCGACGATGAGGAACCTGCGTGGTTCAAAGCCTACAAGAAGCAACAGGAGGAGCGTTACAACGCCATCAAAGCGGAGAGCGATACTCTGAAAGCTGAAAAGGCCAAGAACGACCGGGCCAATCTCATCTCCGCAAAGGCAAAAGAACTCGGTATTCCGGAGTGGCGCATGAAAGAGGGATTCGTCATCGCCGACGATGCAGATGAAAAAACGATCGGCGACTACCTCGCAAACGTGCAGAAAAATCTGGTTACCGCAGAGCTGGAAGGGAAAGGTTCGGGATTCCCGATGTCCACGCCCGAAGCGCAGGGCAAAGAACTCGCAAAGGCGTGGGCTGAAACACTTCCGGACAAAGAGTAACCAAAACGTAAAATCATGGCAATCGTATTTGAAAAAACAAAAGTAAAGGGCGGTTTCCCCATATTCTGGCGCGGTGAGTTCGCCGTATTGCCGGGGGACTTCAAACTGAAGGGAACCTATCCCGAAGGGACAAAGATTCCCAAAGGTACGCCGATCAAGCTCGACTTCGACAACATGGAATGTTCCATATGCAAGAGTGCACGTGTTCTGTCGGGCGGCACAACCACTGCTCCACATGTCAAGAAGGGTTCCATGCTCCAAGTAGGAGATGCGGTTAAGGTCGGCGAGTCAAATTCGACCGTAAAAAGCATTGATACCAAAAATGCAGATTACGATGTGATCACGTTCGCAGCGGCCGTAACGGGTGCGACTGAAGGCGTAGATGTCCTCTCGGACGACAATCTGCCTGATGCAGTTGTCGAAACCGACATGGTCTATTCCGCCAATAACGGATTCCAGACCGTATCGGCCGGATATGCAGGTATCATCCTCAAGGATGTAGCCTATCCCGTCCCTGCTGCATGGCTTCAGGGTTACAGCCTGAAGAACAACCCCGAAATCAAGTATGTACGACAGTAAAAGAGGAGGTAAACAATGAACGAAGTATTTTATTCATCCATTTTCGGCGAACTGACTAAACAGGTGCAGATTCGCATCGATGCCGCCTCTGAACTGCGTAAGCGGCTATTCGACCAAAATATTTACGAGCGATTCCTCGACTGGGACACCCCCACCGTCGGACTGAACTTCGAGGAGTTGATCGGCTCGTACAATTTGAGCGTCGCCGCTGCAACGCTCGACTCCAAAGGTAAGGAGCCTATCATGGGAACCGAGGGACTGGAAACGATCAAGCAGAAGGTATTAACCCACCAGATGTCTTATTCGATGCCTATCGAAGAGTATCGTAAGGTGTTGCAGATTCTCGATTCGCGGATGCTGTCCGATTCGGCCAAGACACAGCAGCTCATCAATCTGATGTGGAACAATGTTACGAAGGTCGTGAACTCCGTGCAATCGAAACTGGACATCATCTTCCTCGGAGCATTGTCGAACAAAGGCGTATTCACGTTTGACGCGTCCAATAACCCAGAGGGTGGTGTGCGCGGTACGATCGACTACAAAATGCCGAGCGAGAACATTGCCACCGCGAAAACGTTATGGACGGATGGCAATAAAGATACGGTCGATACGCTGGAGGATATTCAAGCCATCCTCGATGCTGCACAGGACAAAGTTACGTTCGACCGCATTCTGCTCTCGCAGAAACGCCTGTCGTATATCCTCCGCAACAAGAAGATGAAGTTGGCGGTATTCGGTAGTGACAAGTCGTCCACACCGCTGTTGCTGGCGAACCTGAACGAGTTTATGCGTTCGAACGGATTCCCGACATTCGAAGTCATCCGCCGCATGACCCGTATTCAGGATAACGGTAAACTTACGGAGTATTCGCCGTGGAACGACAAGAACCTCGTGTTCGTACCTGCGGGCAAACTGGGCGTCATCAAGAACGCCTATGCCGACAACGAGCTGCGGCAAGAGCCGGGTGTCACCTACTCTAACTACGGACGCATCCGCATTTCACAGTGGGGCAAGGGCGAAACCGACAACTCTAACGGCGTAGAGTTCACGAAAGCACAGTCGCTGTCACTTCCGGTTATCACCGAAATCAACGGCATCTATTCGCTGACCGTAGAATCGTAGTTGTATGAAGAATTTCGAGGCAATATCGGCAAGTCTGTATCCTTACGATGTGGATCCTTTCCTCAAAGAAAAGGCCTGCATTGACGAGGGAATAGACACTCAAGCAGACTATACGGTAACCGATAAAATTAGCGTGGCAAAAGCCACAATCGCCATTCTGCGAAATCTCATTGTTCTTGCGAGTGAGAGCAACGGGGGCTATTCATTGTCGTACACGGACAAACTGGAAAAGCGCATTTTCCATATCGCAAAGGAAAACGGGCTGGACGATATTGCCGAAGAGTTCGATACTCGATCGAAAATTACCGACATTTCCGACCAATGGTAAGATTCCCCTATACGCTCGAAATGTGGTACGAGGAGGACGCCTCGCAAAATCCTGATGGTTCGTGGATCGAAGGTGCGCATGAATGGCGTGTCATCGGACGATGCAATGCCCGTCAGAATGGACGAGCACAGCAAATCAAAGGGCAAAACGGGGATGCCTTCCTCTACTCTTTCGAGGTTACGATGCCTGCAGATACACAGCCAATTCCTATCGGGACGAAAGTACGCATATTCGACAGCCGAGGATTCAACATCTTCGACCGTTCGCTCCGCACTGAGGCCAAACCGAAAGACAAGGACACGGCGTCGTATCCGGTACAGGGATTCTACAAAAGCGGACAACGTTACGAAAACACGAGATTATGGCTGTAAAGTGTACCAACTGGCGTGAGGTGGAACTTGAATTTGCGCGAGCAAAAGAAGAGTACGACCGAAAAGCTGTAGAATGGTTGTCGGCGTTGGGGGAAAGAGTGGTGAAGTACGCCCGCGAACACGGTAGTTATACCGATCACACGGGTAACCTACGCAACTCCATCGGGTATGTTGTGGTACAATACGGAAGAATCATTGCTGAATCTTTCAAGTATAACCGCCGTGTCAGACCGGACGGCAATCCTAAAGGGAACAAAGGTGCCGATGAAGCTCATGCCAAAGGGCTTGAACATGCCCGGTCTGTCGCCCGTGAACTTCCCGCTAACAAAACATATCTCGTATGGGTAGCCGGTATGGAATACGCGAAATATGTCGAGGCTAAAGGTTTCGACGTTCTCGAAGGGTCGGGAAACTGGGTGGAATCTACTGCTGAAAAACTCAAAGCGGAGTTCGCTCGATTCTTAAAATCGAAAAAGCGATGAACCTGACCTCTACGGAAATATTCAAACTCGTCTGGGATCGCATCCGGGATTCGCTGTTAGGGAAGACCGTGCCGATGATGTATGCGGACCACTACCCGAATAATCCTTCGGGAGAATTTATCGTCGTAGGCTCATTGTCAAATGTCGTCGGAGATTCGCAGGTGGCAACCGTAAATGTAAACATTTATGTACCGGACACAACACCGACAATCGGTCGTGAAGAGCAACGCTACCCCGATCGCAACCGTCTGAACGAACTAACTCGTCTCGCTTTCGATTCACTAGGATACTACCCTATCAACGAACGCTGGTTCTTTGATGTGAGCGATGAAACTCTTATTAGTGAGGAGGGGATCTCCTACACATTTTCAAACCTCAAAGTAAAACTTAAAAAATATTAAACATGGGACAAATAATCGGACTGAAAGCCGTTCATGCAGGTAATCCTCTCCCGAAAGGAGTAAAAGACGCTGAGGCTGCCGACTTAATGAAGGCTTTCACCAAAATCAGTCAGCCTTATAATGGTGGTGTTTCCACCAATTTCGCGATACCTTCCAGTAATGATTTTTATCGGGAAGGAGAAGCAGACCCATTTTACTCTGCAATCGACGAAACGACAGGCACAAAAGAAGTTACTTGGAATGTCGTAGATTTTGACGACGACACGATGGAATTTTACTTCGGAACTACAGAACCTGCAAAAGGCGAGATTTACGAAGGAGTAAAAGCATTCGTATTCGATTCCAAAAGTGGAGGCTCCATCGCTTTTGCAAGGTTAAAATATGTAGCGACATTGGGTGGTGGAATCAATAAAACCGACCCGCTCCAAATTCAAGTATCTGCGAAAGTTTTAGCTCCGGAACAAGGTGGTTATTCCTGGTGGCCGATTACAACTCCGGAATATACCAAGGGCGTTTTGTAAATTCTCTATCCCGCTGGAAAGCTGACGACTTGCATCACGTCTCGAGGACGGGGCGGGAGCAAAAACAATAGTTTATAATATGAAAAAAGAAGAAGTCGGCCGCCTTACAGAACAACGTGCACTTGACACACTGACTGAAAAAATTGAATCGTTCGAGATTGAAGGCAATGACAAAGAACAAATAACCCTTTACCTATACCCCCTCCAACTCGGACGACTCGCGATGATAAGTCGCCGACTAATAGACCTTGATCTGATTTTCGACGACGAACAGATGGAGGGTGCTGTTAAACGTATGTGGACCATATGCTCCGAAAAATCAAAAGAGGTGGCCGAAATAATCGCTATCGCCACACTTCGGACGCAACAAGAAATCGAAGATATGCTTAAAGAGCGGACAAAACTTATATACTGGTCCCCTACAATGGATACAACAGCTCTTACAAACATTTTGTCCACCATCGTATTTCAATCCTACTACGCGGATTTTATGAACGCTATTCGCTTGGTAAGAACGCTGCGGGTAATGATTTCCCCAACGACAACAGCGGAGCGGATAGCCACTACGGAGGGCGCAGTATCTGGGGACAAATAGATAATCTTATAAACCGCTATCATTGGACTCTTGAATATATTCTTTGGGGGATTTCATGGGCTAACGTACAGCTTATGATTTCCGACGCTCTAAAAACGGATTGTAAAAGTAAATCAACAACTAATATTCCCAACAATGAACAATCAAAAGTTCCCGATATAATTGACATGAACGATCCTAATGCAATGAACACACTTCTTCTGATGGCAGGAGGCAAACGATAACAAACGAAATAATTTATATGCTTGACAACATCCTAAAATCCGCGTCCGCACTCGGCGCCTGCGAACGACTGGACAAAGTGAAAAATTTTCACTCCCTGACCTCTCTGTTTTTTACGCCACAAGGACTTGAATTTTGCCATAAAAACAATTTCCCTCCGCTGGGAATATTTCAAGCTCACAAAAACGAAGTGAGTGATTGCAACATGTATGTGGATTGCGGATGCATAAGGCTCGACAAGCGAAAATACATTTGCTTAGTCGGCAATACGTCGGCTGAAATAGAAGCCTCGGGAGTAGATTTCGTCCACACTGTCATTCTTATGCATGGAGCCTCGGCCACAATCAACGCTTCGAATTATGCCGTAATAAAAGTCGTGAACATCAGCGGATCAAAGGTAGAAATCAATAAAGATAAAACCGTCATCGTATTATGAGTATAAACCTTACCGTAGTCATAGATAACGATGAAGCAATTCGCAAGTTCCGTGAACTTCAGAAAACGGCCAAAACCGTAACGTCCAGTGTCGTGACGGACGCCGACCGTATGGATATTGCAATGCGTCGCCTGGCTACCACCCTCGGACAAATCGGCGTCGGAGTGTCGCTTGCGGGGCTGGTGAAACAAATCGCGCAAACTCGTGGCGAGTTTCAACAGCTCGAAGTGGCCTTCGCAACTCTGCTCCAAAGTAAAGAAAAGGCTGATGCATTGATGTCACAAATGGTCGAACTGGCCGCCAAAACGCCGTTTGACCTGCAAGGCGTGGCCAGCGGCGCCCGCCAGCTTCTCGCATATGGATTCGCAGCAGCGGATATTACCAACACACTGACTCGGCTCGGTAATGTTGCGGCCGGTCTGGGACTGAACCTGCAAGACCTCACGTGGTTGTACGGCACGACGGCCGTACAGGGGCGTTTATACACACGTGACGTAATGCAGTTCCAAAGCCGAGGCATCGACCTCGCGGGAGAGTTGGCAACGCAACTCGGCAAGACCCGCGCAGAAATCTCACAGATGGTCACGGAAGGCAAAATAGGCTTTCCAGAGGTGCAGAAGGCTATTGAAAGCATGACGAACGAGGGCGGGAAGTTCCACAACCTGATGCAGGAGCAATCCAAAACCATTACGGGCCTCATCTCCAATCTCGGCGATGCTCTCGACATGATGTTCAACGACCTCGGCAAATCGCAGGAAGGCGTCATCACGGGTGTGCTCAAGGGTACGATTTCACTTGTCGAGAATTACCAAAAGGTATTGGATATTCTAATTCCGTTGGTATCGGCATACGGTGCCTACAAAGCAACATTGATCTTGACCGCAGCGGCACAAAAAATAGTTGTAACCGCAGCAAATATCAAAGCATTTTTTGATTTGGCGAAAGGTATAACCGCCGCAAAGGATGCACAGTTGTTATTTAATACGGCGTTTAATGCTAATCCGCTCGGGTTGGCTTTGAGTGTCCTTACCGCTATTGGGATCGCCGTATGGAAATATTCAGACGGGATATATAGCGCGGCAAAATCCCAAAAGCAGCTGAATGACAGTATAGCCGAAGCGGCAAGTTCTGCGGCAGTAGAACAATCGGAGTTAGGCAGGCTTAAAGGGAAATTACAAGCGGCAAAGGAGGGAACGGAAGAATATAACAAAATTCGTAACGAAATAATAGAAAAATTCGGTAAATATGACGCCGGACTAAAAGCCGAAACACTTACGGTTGAAACTCTCGCTCAAAAATATAACAGTCTTACTGATGCAATATTGCAATCTTATAACGCTCGTCAATACGAAAAATTCTCACGGGAGCAGACTGATTTGTTCGAGCAAACGGCAACCAAAAGCTATGACAAAATTTTCAACAAACTTATAAAAAAATACGGCGATGAATTGGGTACGCAGTATGGCGTTGAATTACAAAAAGCCATAAGCGACGGTTCGATAAAAGTTCTTCAAAATTCGGCGGGGATATTACGTATAAGTGGATTGAAAGATTTTGAAGCAACAATAGGCGGAGCATTGGGGCTAACAACCCAATTTGAAGTATATACGGGACGTGTCGCAAAACTTATAGCGAATATAGTTGAAGCACAAGAGGTACTGCGTGAAACAGATGATTTGGCCCGCAAACGATTCGGTATTACAGCTCCAACACCCCAAAGTTCTACAAATACCGAAACACCAGAACAGCCCCAAGAAGTACGCAACAAATCCTATTGGGAAGGACAGAAGAAGGAGGCGGAGGCAGCTCTCGAAGCGATGGACGTTTCATTGAAAGGGACAGCGAAATGGAATGAGCTGATCGCCAAAATCGCCGAATACGATTCGAAAATTAAACAATACAGCGTTTCGGGCAAAACGGTGACGGATGCCGCCAAAGCCCAGAAAAAGCTATCCGATCTTATTCTCGCCAATGATAAAGCCCTTCAGCAATCGCGCATCGATATTTTGAAAGATGGCAAGCAGAAAGAGCTGGCCGAAATAGACTTGCGCACAAAAGAGGAAATGAACAAACTCGAGCAGGATAAATCGAAACTTAAAGCCGCGCAGGGTGGAATCATAACTGCAGATCAAACAAAAGATTTTCAGGAAAGGCAATCGAATATTCAGCAAAAAAATGCCGATGACCGAGCTGCCATAGAACTGAAATACGCCCAAGAGCTTGACAAGATATACAAGCAGATCACCGATGACACGCTCTCGGAAGAAGATCGCCGCATCAAAGGCATAAAAGACAAATACGAGGAGTTCCGCAAATGGGTAGAAGATGCTCTGAAGGCTGGAAATATCACCAAAGAGCAAGCGACCGATTTGGGTATCAAGATCGACCAAGCGGAAATTGCGGCCAGCCTAAATACCATTGTCGAGAAATACGGTACGATGGAGGATAAGATTGCCAAGATACGCGAGAAACACGCCAAAGACAGGGAAACAGCAACAAAGAACGGCCGCTCCGACCTTATTCCTCAAATCGACAAACATGAAACAGAGGAAATCGGACAAATCAAGGTGGACGAACTGATGAAAACCGATGACTGGATTAATCTGTTCCAAAACCTCGACGCCCTATCAAGCAGAGAGATACGGCGTATTATAGACAATATCAACGAACAACTCAAAAATGCCGATTTTGATCCGATAAACCTCAAAGCAATAACAGATCAACTCGATCAGGCCGCAGAAACAGCCGTAAAAAAGAATCCGTTTTCTAATGTCGTAACCGGATTTCGCGACTATAAAAAAGCCATGCAAGAAGCTGTCCGGCTGCGAGAGAAATACAACCAGACACAAAAGGAATCCGACAAGCAGGCCGCAGATCAAGCCGAGCTGAATGCTATCACAAAAAAACAGAAAGCATGGCAAAATGCACAAGCCGCTGCAGCTGAAACTTCCCAACTTATTGGGGCTGTTTCCGGCATGTTGGGGAATATGGGTGTAGATGTTCCCGCTGAAGTAGAAGGATTAATGGGTGCATTAGATTCATTTGCATCAATGGATATTACCAAGCCATTCTCTATTGTAACCGGCGCTATTGGAGGCATAGCGAATTTAATAGGCGGCATTTTCGGAGGCGGAGATCGACGAAAAGAACGTAACATTCAGCGCTTACAAGATCAAATTGATGCTCTCGAAAAATCATATGATGAACTCGGGGAGGCCATTGAAGAGGCATACTCTACAGATGCTTCTGAACTTATCGAACAACAGAATGAATTACTCGAACAGCAAAAAATATTGATACAAAATCAAATAGCAGAAGAGCGTAGTAAAAAAGACACGGATGAAGAACGAATCAAAGAATGGGAAAATCAAATCGATGAGATAAATAAACAAATAGAAGAAAATAAGGAAAAGGCCTTAGATGCAATTTTTGGCGAAGATCTAAAATCTGCGATTGACAATTTCGCGACAGCTTACGCCGATGCATGGGCAAACGGGGAAGATCGGGCAAGAACCGCACGAGATGTGGTTCGGAATATGATGCGTCAAATGGTAATAGAAAGTATTAAATCTGCCATACAATCTTCCGAAGCCATGAAGAAATTTCGCGAGAAATTGCAAGAGTTCTGGTTAGATGGGGTATTTTCAGCCGAGGAACAAGAGGAGGCCTATAAAATGGCTGATGACTTACAAAAATATTTAGATGATAAATATGGATGGGCAGGTTCTCTGCTATCCGACAATCAGGCATCTACCCAGAATGCTACTTCACGCGGTTTTCAGGCAATGTCCCAAGACACAGGCGACGAACTCAACGGTCGCTTTACTGACATGCAAGGTAAAATGAACATCCTTGTCAATGGTATGGAGCTGCTTCGATCGATCAATATGGATACGCGTAATGTGACTTTCGACATCCGAGATATTATGATTCAATTGAATGGTAATGTCGCAGATATTCGAACATACACCCGCATATTGCCTGCAATGGGCGAAACTCTTGTTGCAATAAATCGAAAACTTGATAACCTATAAAACATGCCAACAACAGAAGTAACTATAAATAACAAACCGTTATCTACAATGGGAGTTGCCATGCTTTCAGGAGCATATGCAGCCCTCCTTACACCTCCATCTCTCAAAGAATTTGTCGAAAATGACGATCCAACACAAAACGGAATAGATATTATTGTTCCGGATTCACCGGTTGTAAATGAACGTGACGTAACATTGACATTTTTGATCAAAGGAACATCACAAGAGGCATTTTTATCTAACTATGCTGCTTTTGTTGCAGAATTACACAAAGGAACCGTAACACTATATGTCCCGGATTTAGGCAATACGTATTCGGGAAGCGGGTATTTTGGCAACGGTTCAGGAACATACAAAGCTGAAGGGGATATGATATATACTTATATAGACGGGGAAGAATTATACAGATACAAAGTACATTCTATCTCAAACGGAATTGCCGAAGTGTCTATGGGTGTAGCAGGAGATAATATAACACTGGAAATAAAACTTCAAAAAAAGTAATCAGATAGGATATATGTTTCAAAACAAAGGCGAGAATAAATCTCGCCTTTGTTATTCCCTACAAAATCATTATATTTGCATTGCTAAATCAAAATGCGATGCAAACATATCCAACCATATTGGGTATTTTGTATCTATACATACAGTTAAATTTAACTGCGTCGAGTTCGGTAGCGGAAACGCCCGACGGCTTGCATTTTGAGCCGAGCAACTCGTAACGCAGTTTTTTATTGCTAAATCAAAATGAAAAAGCGCATCGAACGCATGGGCCGCATCAAAGCGGCAATTAAACCCATGTACTGCGTCCCCAAGCGCAGCGACCTATCGTTAATCGGATCGGCTTTCGAGGCCGCAGGTTTCCGTTGTGTCCGGATCCGCACCGAATGCGAGGCCGAGCACCGCACAAAAGGTGGTGATCCCCGTCGGCACGGGATGCTGGTTCTCGACGGTGACCGAGTGATATTGGAGGTATTGCGGTCGAGACCGACTAAAAAAGATAATCAACTCACAATCCCGCCTCAATCATGAACCGAGAAAATGACATATCGAACCGTACCCTATTTTTGATTCGGTCGGTTTGAAATGATAAACAGAAAGCCGAGTTCCCTCGGCTTTTTACATTCTCGCATCATATATCTTTTCTACATTCAGCTCCGTTCCGGTCAATGTAAAATATATATTCTGGAGCTGGTGCAGATACTTTATGGGCACATCCACATTGCAATCGTCGATTTCGTCTTCCACCTGCCAACAGAACCCTTCTTTTTTAGGAGATAAGCATATCACACGGGGGATGATATAGTAGTCAAATCGTTGGTAACAGTCGCTAAATTCTTTCTCAAAGCCGCATTTTTCCAATAACGTTGGAGTCAAACGTATAGGCCTAACATCTCATAATACTACTTTATCTAAAATCTCATGATAAAATCCGGCTTCCTTAATTAGCATCTCACCATGAAATAACGTCATGTCTGCACGCGTAATTTCTGCAATATACCCAATTCGCTCAAGATGGGGGTTATACACTAAATTGCCTATTCGAAATGATCGAATATTCAGAGACGGTTCCATATTACATTTCATATTCTAAAACGCATCGAATTCGATGCGTTTATTACTTTAGTTTCATTTGTGTTTTTAAGTTGAGAACTATTTATTCCTCCTCGTTTGAGGTGTCGCATGTAATCGGTTTCGTCGATTTTACCGCTGAAGTAAGGTGCGCTGTTTCGGGTGGCGGATTGTCGGGCAACGTTCCGAGGTATTGCCGAGCGTTGAGGGGTGATACGACAGAGTGTCCGAGTTGGCTTTCGAGTTGTTGTCGGGCAACTTTAGCTACTGTACCGCCCCGTTTGGCGACGTTGGCGTTGGCCTTGAAACCTATTGGATTTTCGTTTCGGGAAAGTTCGGTAGCAGAGGCCTCGGCCAATGAGTTCAACAGCAGTTCGACATTGGTCATATTATCCCGCAGGTTCTCCTTTTTCAACCCCTTGTAACGTTTGTAGGCTTTCGTGGTACGTCCGGCCCACTCCTTCGTGATAATGTCCGTAAGGGTGGCATATTGCGTTCCATCAACGCCCCCGCGTTTCCACTCGTCAGTGAGAAGTTTACGGACTTCGATACTTTTCAAGCGTTGGTTAATCCATGTATCCGAATATCCAAGGCGTTTATAATCGGCTACGGCCTGCTCAATAGATAACTCAGGGTCTTGCATTTGGTCGAGGCGGTCGCTTGCCACCTGCGCCATCCATTGCTTGAAAGGCTCGGCTTTCTGTGACGGAATCGACTGGATAATCCGCAGGACGGTTTTCACATCTCCGGCCAGCGTCTTGCGCATCACTCCCGTTTCTGACCTCATGGCTATCTGGGGACAATTTGTCCCCACGAACGAGGCGAGCGCTTCATCCCGCTTGCGCATCTTCTTGAAATAATCGGTCGGATTCACGGTGTCCGTCAGAGCGGAGATCACGTCGAGAACGGAAAAATACCACGTCTCCGTCCGCTCGTCCCAAACGGTGCGCACCTTGCGGTCCTCGAACAACTGTATGGCCTGCTTTTGTGTCATAGGAATGTAGTTTTATTTATTCCTTTTCTTTTACCTCCAGCACCGTCCCGCACTTCGGGCAGGTGATTGTGTTCGTCGGGTACGTTGCTACTCTTCCGCCTTTTGCTCCGCTTGTTGGAATCCAATTTTGCGGGCGGGTTTGCGTGCCTGCGGTATCTTGACCGACAACGCCGCAATAGCGTTGTAGATATTATCAAGCTCCTTGCGCATATCTTCCGACAGATCGCTGACCGCCTCGGCATTGTCGGCGTCCACCCGCTCCAGTAACGCCAGTTTCGCCCGAATTTCGGCCAACTCGGCCGTTACTGTCGTCGTGGTCGTGATGTAGTTCCGCATCGCTACGAAAGCACGCATAATAGCGATACTTACTTGTATGGCAACGGAGCTTTTCAAAACAGCCGATAACATAGAAACGCCTTGCTCGGTAAACGCATAGGGGTTGCGGCGTAAACCCATCGTGATGGAATTGGTTATCACAATTTGTGATTTCCAATTTTCAGTTTCGGCATCTGTCAGTTGAAACATGAAATCGGGCGGAAAGCGTTCGATATTACGCTTTACCGCTTGATTGAGAGCGCTTGTTGTTACTTGGTACAATTCCGCCAAATCACGGTCCAGCATCACCCGCTGGCCCCGTATTTCGTAAATCTTGCTTTGGATAGGTTGTAGTTCCATGGGTAGGTATCGTTGAGGTTATTCTGCCTTGATGGTTATCGACTTCCCGCAATGCGGGCACGTGATTGCTCCCTCTTTCGAAGCGGCGAAAAGTTCCGGCACTTCAACACCCAAAATATCGGCTATTTCTTGCAATCGTTTTAACGGCGGATTTCCGTTGTCACCAATTGCAATACTTAACCCCGTTTCAGTCATTCCGAGACGCGCCGCCAACTCTTTTGCGGTCATTCCTCGTTCCTTCAATAATTCTTTAACTCTCATTTTGACGTATTATTTGCCACAAATATATTGATATTCATATAAACAGCAAAAAATTTTAGTGTCAATTAAATTTTTATCTCAAAATATTTGCATTATATCAAAATATCATTTATATTTGCACCAAAAAATCAAAACAACAATTAAACAATACGGCCATGAAACTCTTAACTAAAGCAATTGAGAAGCAGTTGGCAAAGTACCCCATTTATTCACAAGATGGCAAAGGCGGCAAGGCACAGGTCATCTGCAAGTTCTTCAACCCCTGCGGCAGTCAGACGTGGTACATTCTCGAAGGCGAGAAGCAAGACGACGACTACATTCTCTTCGCATTGTTAGACAATATGGGCGAGCGAGAATATGGTTATGTGTCACTGAATGAACTTCAACGCGTTAGAACTCGCCCCTTTGGTCTTGGCATCGAAAGAGATATGTATTTCACACCTTGCAAAGTCAGCGAAATCAACTAATTGATTTATTGAATAAACGTCTAAAACAATAGAACTATGAACGCATTTGCATTTAAAGTGATCGACGCAATCAATCGTGATGGTATGGACAATGGCAGCTGGGGTCTTGTCAAAGACGTAGATAATACTGTCGCCTATTTCGGCACCAGAGAAGAAATCGAACTGAAAGGCCAGTGGGCGTACATCTATGCAGAGAAAGACGATACACTGTCTTTGCAACTCGAAAAAATCGAACCTACGAGAGTTCTGCACGTTGAAGATTGTGAACTGCTGCTCTACTACCTCGACGAATAAAGCCGTTCGGGCGGCTATAAACAGACCTCAGGCCCGAAGCGTGGCGGCACCTGCCGCCGGTGGTAAAAATGAAAGATATGAAAGACATAAAAATTGGCGACCCGGTGAGATTCGGACGCAATACTGGTGAATATCGAGGACAGTTCGATAAACTGAATATCGCAATGGTACTCGTTGGCAATAGGCTGTATTATGTTACATTTGAAAAAATTGAAAAGCTATGAAGACAAGAAAATCCTTCAAGGTGAACAGAGAGGCTGCGATCAAAATCGCAATGAACACAAACGGCATATCACGAGAGATCGCCAAGAAATACACAGACAGCGAGTTGAAAGAGTGCTTGCGACTACTCAAACTAAAAACCAACTTTTAACCTATATAACAATGAAACGAACCGACCTTTCCATCATCATGCGCACGGCGTGGCAGATGTGCCGCGCGACGGGTGTAACCTTTGCTGAGTGTCTGCATAAGGCATGGCAGGTGTTCAAATTGAAGATAAAGATGCGCGCGGGCATCGTGCAGTTCTTCTACCTCAAATCGAGTACGGGTGAATTGCGACAGGCATTCGGTACGCTTAAGGACGACTTATGCCCCGAAACAAAAGGTGACGACCGTAAGCCTAACAAACACCTCGTAACCTATTACGATACGGTTGCCGAGGGCTGGCGGTCATTCAGAATGTTCAACTTTGTAAAAGTTATATAATATATGAAACCAACGATGTACGTAGAAAAACGCAGCGATTTGACATTACTCAAAAAGGCATTCGAATTGACGGACGCGACATGTCACCGCACGCGGCTGAAGTGTGGGTGTAAAGCCTACAAAGGTGCAGACAACAATCGCGACAGCCTATTGATCGTCAAATATGACGCAGTAGTGCTTGAGATTATCCGCTGCAAAGGGTGTGTGAAGAAAAGACCTTAAAAATTGCAGCTCTCAATAAAAAATCGTATTTTTAATAAATAATTCAATAGTAAGATTTGCATAATGTGCCGAACGTGTCCACTTTTGCATCGAACAGATATATGCGGGGTAGTGCAGAGGTTACCACGGCGGGTTAGTGTCCCGCAGGCGCAAGTTCGATTCTTGCCCCCGCTACTAATGAAATTTACGGCTATGAAAATTTTAACGCTTATCATCAAACAAAAATGGTTCGACGCCATTTTGTCGGGTGAAAAAACGGTCGAGACCCGCGAAGTACGCCCGACCAACACGAAATACATTTCATACCGAGACAACAACACAGGCAAAGTCTACAAGAAAGACAGTGACGTGCCCGAATCGGCGTGGGACAGCGAGAAGGGCGTTGATACGGTTATCAACCACTACGATGCCATACAGTTCTGGGTAGGTTACGAAAAGAATCGCCCCGGCGCGCTGGTCGAAGTCAAAGGCGTCGAGCTGGTAGATGTTTGCGACGAAGAGACGAAAGAGCCGATTGTGTACGAGCACAACGGTAACGAATATACCATGACCGAGATCGACTACCACCTCGGCAAGGTAATCGAGAAAATGAATTGTTAAACCCTTAAAATCATTGCTGCACTCGAAGACGAAGACAAAAAACAGCAACTCAGCTTGACGCGCAATACAGCCGTATAACGAGTGAATTGCGACGCCGCACGCCTAATCCTGCTGTAGGATTAAGTAGCCTCGCAAATATGAGTGGCCGAAATGGTGTTATTGCGAATAGGTATGCAAGGGCGACCAGTGCATATACAAGAGCTAGGCAATCTGCCGCCCGAGGCCTTTCCGTAGGTTAAATCATATTGTCAAACTTCTAAAATTCAAGCTGCACTCGAAATTCAGTAAGAAATCGAATCAATCGGACGACAGGCGCTAGCCGTGTTCGTTATCGTGCAGTAGGCGGTCGTGCGACGAATCGTGCCGGTCGTGCACGCGACATTCGCGCCGCCTTTGGCATGGCAACAGGTTAATCATGACCCCGATAGACCATGCAAACGAAGTGATTGCCTCTGTCCGTCAAAAAACGGACAGGGCGATCCTTTTTTATTCATGTGGCAAAGACAGCGAGGTATTGCTCGACCTAATGGCTCCGCACTTCAAAGAGATCGTTTGCGTGTTCATGTATTTCGTCAAGGGCCTCGACCACATTGACAACTATTTGCGAGCAGTCAAAGCTCGTTATGCCAATGTTACCATACTGCAAGTCCCCCATTGGACGTTGACGCGTGTTTTGCGTTGTGGGCTATACTGCATTCCTAACCCCAATGTAAAGCTGTTATCGTTGAAAGACGTTGATGAATCCGTCCGGATGAAGACGGGAATATCTTACTCTTTCTATGGAATGAAGCAGTCGGACGGAATGAATCGCTGTCTTATGTTGCGCGGATACGAGAACGAAGCTATAAGCAATACGAACAAGGTATATCCTCTATCCAAGTGGAAGAAATCGGACGTCATGGCCTACATCAAGGCAAAGAAACTGCCTGAACCCATATCCTACAACAAGAACAAATCGCAAGGTCTGACGTTTTTGCCGGAGGTATTCGATTACCTCCGCCGGCATTATCCGCAAGACCTCGAAAAGATTTACAAAGTATTCCCCTTATCCCGAAATATATTACTGCGATATGACGAAGAGAAAAGAGCAGCAGCCCAAATACAAGCAAAGTGAAACGGTCGTAATCAAGCGATCACAAATCAACTTTGCTCCATACAATCCACGCAAAGAAGACCCTGAAGTCATCAAGAAGCTCAAAAAGAACTTTAAAACTGTCGGCTATCTGGGCGGTATCGTATGGAATCAGTTGTCATCTTATCTGGTTTCAGGGCACAAGCGCGTACAGACGCTTGACATCATCAACAATTACGACGGGACACCTGAAACGGATTATGAGATCAAGGTAGAAGCTGTAGAGTTAGACGACAAGACAGAGCGCGAACAAAATATCTTCATGAACTCGCCCTCCGCAATGGGAGAATTCGACATGGAGAAAATAAAAGTACTTGTACCGGAAATAGACTATAAAGCCGCTGGCCTTTCTGAAGCAGACATGAACATATACGGTATATCCGTCATGCAGGACGAAATAAGTTCAGAACTGTCTGATACGTTAGGTGATTTCGAAGAGATACAACGACCGTTTGAGGAACGCAAGGCCGCGGTAAAGGAGATGAAAGAACAGATTCGTCAACAGGCAGAGCAAAAAGCGGAAGACATCGAATCCTATGTAATGCTCAACTTTAAGTCTTATAGGGCGAAATCATCATTCATGCTTCGGTTCGGGTTCAGGCCAGACGACAAAATAATCCCCGGCGAAATGTTCTCGGATATGGTTGAACGGGTCGAATAACGACAAAAACGACAGTATAAAAAATGGCAATGCCCTCCAAAAAACCGAAATTAGATACCTTTCGCAAGGTTGCAAATGCTTGCGGCGGTATTTTGTCAGACATAGCTGCTAATTTAGGTGTAGAGCGTAGCACAATTTACACATGGTGCAATGATGATGAGCAATTCGCCCAAGCCCTCGAAGATTCCCGTGAACGGTTCGTTGATTTGGCCGAAAGCAACCTGCGTAAATTGGTTGCCGGCGTTCCGGCCATCGAAAAGGACGAGAATGGCGAAAAGAGATTTGCCGGTTGGATCGAACGTCCCTCCGAAACAGCGATCATTTTCACTCTCAAAACACGCGGAAAAAAACGGGGATATGTAGAACGTCAAGAGGTTACAGGAGCAGATGGTGCCGAACTTATTCCACCTCGCACTCTCTCTCCCGAAGAGGCAAGACAATATGGGTTAAAACTTAACGAAGAGTATTAACGCACTACTCCGATTCGCGACATAGACATAGAGCGTACCTTCTGTCTTTCCGGTATGCTGAATTTCACCCGTTACATGTTCAAGCATAAGACGGGGATGCGGTTTATTGTCGGCGATCATCATCGCAAAATATGCGAAGCTCTTGACAAAGTCGTCCGTGGCGAAATAAAGCGTCTTATTATCAATATTGCGCCACGATATGGCAAGACCGAACTTGTCTCTAAGAACTTCATCGCCTACGGGCTGGCGTTAAACCCCCGCAGTAAGTTCATACACCTATCATACTCCGATGATCTTGTTCTCGACAACTCGAAAGAGATCAATGAAACGGTACAATCAGACTACTACCAGCGGCTTTTCCCTGAAGTAGTCGTCGAAAGCAAGAATGCTAAAAAGTGGTATACATCCGTCGGAGGCGGACTGTATGCAGTAAGTGCAGCAGGACAGGTTACAGGATTTGGTGCAGGTCAAGTAAATGATCCGTATAGGGAGCGGCGCGAAATGGGTGATTTTATTCCTGCGTGGGAAAGCGATTTTGCGGGAGCTATTGTTATCGACGACCCGATCAAACCGGAAGATGCACTATCCGAAACGATCCGCGAGCGGGTGAACAATCGCTTTGAATCGACTATCCGCAACCGCGTGAACTCGCGCAATACGCCTATCATAATCATTATGCAACGGCTCCATGAGCACGATCTATGCGGCTATCTTCAGGAGATCGAGCCGGAGGAATGGACGGTACTTTCGTTGCCCTGCATCTGGCATGACGAAAACGGACAGGAACAGCCTCTCTGGGAATTTAAGCATACGCTGGAGGAACTGCACAAAATCGAGAGATCGAACTCATTTGTCTTTGAAACGCAATATATGCAGAACCCGAAGCCGCTGGAAGGTTTGATGTATGGAGAGTTTAAGACATACGACATAATTCCATATGCAGCATCTATGAAGCGAAAGAACTACACGGATACCGCTGATACCGGCAGTGACTATCTGTGTTCTATTTGCTATACGGAAACTCCCATCGGCAATTTCGTGACGGACATTTTATATACACAGAAACCGATGGAATATACCGAGCCGGCAACAGCCGAGATGCTGTCCCGAAACAAGACGGAGATCTGCTACGTCGAGAGCAACAATGGCGGCAGGTCTTTCGGGCGCAATGTTGAGGCGCAGTGCCGAATAATCGGTAACAACTTTACATCGTTCAACCCATTTACGCAGACCGCCAACAAAAGGGTGCGTATTTTCACGCGATCGAATGAAGTGCAAAACCTTATTTATTTTCCGACCGGATGGGAGCACAAATGGCCGGAGTTCGCCTCGCATGTCAAATCATACCGTAAGCAGCAGGAGTTCAACAGCCATGACGACGCCGAAGATGCCCTGACCGGAGTAATCGAAAAGCGGGGGTATTTCAACAATGAAGAAGATTTAGACAAAGAGGATTTAGGAATTTGGTAAAAAGTACGGATATGGGATTTATGGACAACCTACTCAATGCGATACGCAATAAATATCTGAATGCAACCGGTGCAGAACGTGATCTGCTTACGCTTATCAAGGACAAAGACATTACACAGGCTCAAACACTTATGCAGAATCGCGATACGGAGGTTTTGCAGGCGATTCAGGAATATAACCCCGAACTCCACCGTATTATGCGAAAGGCCGATAAGATGCGGAAAGGCCAGGAGCCTTATCGTACCGAGAAGTTGCCTCGTGCACGACAGAAGTACATCAATGAGGTGGAACTATTCTTTCTGCTCGGGAATCCGATACGATGGAAGAAGGTGAACAACGAAGGTTCGGACGAGGCTTTCGAAGCATATAATCAATTTTTGCAAGATACACGATTCAACGTTTCCATGCGTAAAGCAAAACGCATTGCGGGAGCAGAAACTGAATGTGCCAAGCTCTACCACATCTATCGGGACGAGAATTTCCAACCGCAGGTAAAAGTTGTGGTAATTTGCAAGTCGAAAGGATACACCCTACGTCCATTATTCGACCTATACGAGAACCTCATTGCATTCGGGTATGGGTACTACCTTAAAGAGGGGACATCAACTATCGAGCATTTCGATATTCAAACACCTGATACGATCTACCGATGCAAACGAGGATCTCTTAATTGGGAGGTTATTGCAACTCCCAATCCAACCGGAAAAATCAATGTTATCTACTACCGACAGGATAAAGCGTGGGGAGGCCTCAACCCCCGCATAGACCGCGAGGAGGATATAGACAGCAAAATATCCGACACAAATAACTATTTCGCAGACCCTATCGCCGCAGCAACGGGCGATGTCGTAGATTTTTTGAAAGGTCGAGCCGACAAGCCCGGGAAAATGATTCGGATGACCGGAGCGGATTCAAAATTCGAGTACATCAATCCACCGACCTCTTCCGAGACGCAGCAACGGGAAAAGGAAGACCTCGCGCAGTCCATCTTGTTCGACACTTTCACGCCCGAGTTTACACCCGAGAAAATGGCTGGGCTGGGAACTTTGTCGGGCGAAGCGATCAAACGCGCGATGGTACTGGGATATATCAAGCGCGAAAATAATAAAGAGATATACGACATAGCCGTAGATAGGGAGAAAAATCTTATTCTCGCTATTATGATGAATGTAACCCATATTCATTTGCGTCCTGATTTGGCTGCGCTCAAAATAGAACACGAATTTGCCGAACCGTTCAATGAAGATGTCACCGCACGTTGGGCGGCTATAGGCCGTGCTGTGCAGGATGGCGTTATGTCGCTGGAAAAGGGCGTTGAACTAATGGGAACGGCCGATGATGTTACCGCTGAAATCGAGCGAATAAAGCAAGCGAAGGCAGAGGCATCTATGAACAATATTATAGAGCCAACATTCTAATTCGAAACGATGCCCGGATTGAATTTGAAAGCCGCCCAATGGGAGCAACAGCACAAAACGCATGTCGAAGAATATCTACGACAGATAGAGGCTTTGTATGATGTGGCCTCGGATGAATTGATTCGACTGGGAATGGGATATAAATATCAACCCAATACGGGGCGATTGTTCGCCTTCTCATCAAACAAAAGCCGTAGTAAACAAGCCGATGCCTCGTTATCTTCATTCCGAAATAAGTTGTCCACTATAATTACAGCGGGGATCACTTCGGAATGGTTTTTTGCCAACGACAAGAACGATTCATGGGTAAAACAACTATTCGACAATCCGAAAAAAGGATGGATGCTTCACAATCTCGGTGCACTTGAGGCATTTCAACGTAGAACAACTTACGGGCATAATTTATCCGAAAGAGTTTGGAGTATCGCCAAGCAGTTCGAACGGCACATAGAATTATCCTTATCTATAGGTATCAGCGAAGGCCGAAGCGCTGCCGATATAAGCCGTGATGTACGCGTCTATCTGAATGAGCCGGACAAACTATTTCGACGTGTCCGAAATGCGTTCGGCAATCTTACCCTGTCGAAAGTGGCGCAGGCTTATCACCCTGGGCAAGGCGTTTACCGGTCATCTTATCAGAATGCTATGCGTATGGCTCGCACCGAAATAAACAGCGCTTATCGTGAAGCCGACAGTATCCGCTGGCAACAACTTGATTTTATTGTCGGATATGAGGTAAAAACATCAAAATCGCACGTACAGTGGCTGGCAAAGTTCTGGTATCCGCGCTTCAAAAAAGGGCGTGCGCCGCTGGAAATATGTGACGCAATGGAGGGAAAATATCCGAAATCTTTCAAATTCATCGGGTGGCACCCGAACTGCAAGTGCTATGCAGTGCCAATTATAGCCAACGAGGGCACGGATAGGGATTTTTGGGAGGAACCGCTGAATGAGGTCAAGGATGTGCCCGACAACTTCAAACGATGGGTCGAGGACAACACCGAAAGAATCGAAAAGGCGAAGAATTTGCCGTATTTCATAGGGGAAAACAAAAAACACTTCAATGATTCGCTGTTCATCAATCGCGATGCCGTATAA